GGTAATAAAGCTATAGTTGTGCCTACAGGCATAGATGCATTGGCATCTCCAATGTTCATGTCAGCTATTGCCGCAAACCTTTGACCACTTTGAACTAATAACCCAAGCAAATTAAATAGCACATTGCTTGGTTCTTTGTAAGGCAATGGCATAAGAGCATCTCTCAAAGCACCACCCGGTGCATCAATATCTCTAAACTCACCCGGTTGTAATGGTGAAGCCTCATCCCTAATTCTTATACCTCTTGCCTTAAATCCTGCTGGTAAGTTGCTTAAGGTTCCTGCATCTATAAGCTGTCTTAAAATGGAGGTGGATGCTTTAGATAATCCACCTATCATGTGTGATAAGCCTAGACCATAGAAACCTAGACCCGGTAAAAACTTATATTGCACAAAGTAATTGATCTTGTTTCTTATGGGGTCATCAGGCAAATAGTTTCTTCTAATGGATAAAATTTTTCTTGATGACTCATCAATGGTAATGATATAAGGCAACTTAAGTCCTGTTGGCTCACCATTTTCATCCATGTCCTCAAAGCCTTCTATGTCAGCTATGGTATGTATTTCATATATTTTTCTATCACTACTATCACCATAGTTAGGCTCTACACCTTGTATTTTGTTTATTTCATCTGTGACATCATCAGTGATATTTATTTCATCACCAACTAAGTCAACATCTCTGTAGAATCCTGATATTTGCAATTTTTTTATTTCATTGCTAGACATGTTGACCATGTGAGTAACTCTCTCTGCTGAAAGTAGGTCTGTGCTTTCATATGGCACTAATAAATCTTCAGCAGGCACAAATTTAGATACAGGTCTTTTTAGTGCCTCATCATAGTAAACTTTTTTAAATGCACTACCTGATAAAGGTAGATAAAACAATAGTTGATCTAATTCAGGGTCATACTCAGGCATCTTGTTCATGATGTAGTAATTCATAAACTCTGCCACTCTCTCTGCTTGCATTTCTACATTAGCTGTTCTTTGTCCTACTATTTGTGTCTTGACCGGTCCTTGTGCTGGCAGTAATTCCTTGTAAGCTTGTGCTTGGAACTGTGTTACTGCTTCAGCCAATATAGGATGAATTACTCCTGAACTACCTTCAAATGGCTGACTTCTTTGATCATCAAATCTCATACCAAGATATTTAAGACCATCAGTGTAAGTTTTCTCCCATTCTTTTCTTGACTCTTTATCTGACTCTATATCACTTATAAGTTTGTGTGATAATAGTCCAAGCACACTATCATCAAGGTATTCAGCTATATTGCTATCAAAAGAAATCTCTGCCTCTGTTGATTCTATTTCATCTAAGATAACTGAGTCATCTGTAATAGTAACCTCAAGTGATTCAGCTAATTGCTCATCAAAGGTTGGTTGTTCAGGTGGAATGTCAATAGATTTAGATTGATCTACTATGTCAGGATTGTTTTCAGTGCCTAATTTTCTCTCTGTAACCACTTAGTTTATTGCCTGTTTTAGTTGTTGAATATTTTTATTTACACTCTGCATATCTCCAACTATTGTTGGGTACATTAATTGTCTATCTAGCTCTGCTTCATTAGGATTTTTGTAACCTTCAATCAAGCCTTCTTGTATCAAGGGCATAAATTTGTCAACTATTTCTTGCCTTGTCATTATCGACATGGTTTCAGGATTATAACTTGGCAAAAGATATTCTTTTCCACCTATTTCTAAACCAGTTATTTTCATAGTTACCACTTGATTGCCTTGAGGTGTTACCTCAACTCCCTGTTTGCTATTCATCACTACATTGTTATGGTAGTTTTGCAAAAAATTTTTATTTTTTAAGAATCTTTGCATGTGGCTTTTATTCTCTATGACCATATTAATGCACTGTCATTTTTTCTATTTTTTCAGCAACAATAATATCTGTAAGCTCACCAACCAATTCATAGCCTTCTCCTTCTGCTATGATTGAAGCATCCTCCATTGATTCTGCATGGATATTTGGTCCGCTGTATTCTTTGTCATCATGAAAAAATTTAGTGATATATATTTTCATCAATAATAAACCAGTTGCCCTCTGTCAAATGTTACTTCATCCTCATAATCAGATTTTAATTGGATAAAGCCTCCTTGTCTAACTCTCATTAAAGCCATGGTTGAACTATCACAAAAGTCATCATGCTCACCAAATGGAAAAGATGCCATTTCTTCAATAACCTCTTCTGCAAACTGATCATCAGTTGCCCATATCATACCACTTTCAAACATAGGTGACACACTGTTCATTCTAGCTATCTTATCTTGTCCTCTGCTTGGTGAGTAAGATTGCACAGGAATACCCATTTTTCTAAGCTCATGAGTAAGTGGTGTGCCTGAAGCTTTTGCCTCAATCAATACTATGTCAGGCTCCCAATACTTATATTCTTCTAATGCTATTTTTTTTAACTCAGGAAAATCAACTCTATACCTATTAGCATCCAAAAGGATAATAGCTTGCTCTGTGCCATCTTCAGGGTCAAAAATACCCCATGTTGTAATAGCACTGTAGTCTGCTGTCTCCTTTTTTGAAAAAGCAGTATCATAAGACTGAATAACTGTATGACATGCAGGAATATCATCCTTCTCCCATTTTTGCCACCACTCTCTTTTTACAATACTACCACTTTCTGCTGTTGGGTTTTGCATCCATTGTGCGTTCCATTTACTAACAGGCAAAGATGCTTTTACACTAAGCAACTCCTCTTTTTTCCAAAACTCACCCCATAGTGGTTCATCTGACTCAGGCATAATGGCTGGAAACTCAACTACTTCCCACTGATCAGCATTTTCTTCTGATTGTCTTTTTAAAAGCCTGCCAGCTAAGTCTTTGTGACTCCATCTTGTCATGACTAAGACTATGGTGCCTCCCGGCTGTAATCTTTGTCTTGGACCGCTGGTGTACCATTCCCATGCACTTTCCATGGCTGTGGGTGACATTGCATCTTGCTCAGAATGTGGGTCATCAATAATTAAAAGATCAGCACCCCTACCAGTTATAGCACCACCAACACCTGAGTAGAAAGCTTCACCCCCATCATCAGTTGTCCACCTACCTGCTGATTTGTTATCTGCTGACAATGATACATTGGGAAACACATTCTGATATTCTTGACTATCAATAATGTTTCTAACTCTTCTACCAAACCTAACAGCAAGTTCAGCGGTATGAGTTGCTTGAATAATTTTGAGTGCAGGATTAAGACCCATCATCCATGCAGGAAAATAGGTTGATGCAAACTCAGATTTTGAGTGTCTTGGAGGCAACATAACCATAAGTCTTTTGCATTTGCCTTGTGAAACTCTATTTAATTTGTCTGCAAGTATCTTGTGGTGTCTACCTAAAATGACACCATCCCAAAGATATTTAATAAATTCTAAAAAATCTGTTTGACACTTTTCTTGGCTTTTTATGTTTTTCCACCTAGATATTAAGAGTAAAGCTCTTTTTTGCTCATCATCTGATAAAGCATCAAAAGATTTTATTTTATTTATATCCATGTTTAGGTTGGGAAACTAGAAACCTAGTCTCCCATTACACTTGATAAGATTAAGAGGAGATATATACATACAAAACCAAGTGTTGTTTTATTTTACACAATCCCATCAATTTTCCAATCTAAACCTTCATACATTCTAGCTTCAGCCTGCCTTCTTTTAGCTAATCCTTCTAATCTCTTGCCACCAGCTTTATCCCACCTAAGTATTTGTTCAGGCACCTCATCATAGTCAAGGGCATTTAATTTTTTCAAAAGAGTAGATTTACCTAAATTAGTCGGTCCCAAGTTGTAACAAAAGCTTACTAATGCTGAGAATTGACACTCCTTAAGGGGTGCTTTGACCAAATTTTTGACATGTCCTTCATACTCTAATAGTTCTTCTTCAAGCATCATGTTAGCTTTTTCTTGTGACCAAACATCACCCATTTTTACATTTTTAGTATGCCCATAGCCTATGGTTGGCACATTGACTGCATCAAGGTAGGCTACACAATTACCCTCATCATCAGTAGGACAACCCTCGAAATGTTTAATTAATTCAACTCCTGCATCTGATATATGCATATTATTCCTCCTCTTTTTTAGTAGTAACTTTTCTATAATACACAACCACATCTTTGAGTTCTGTAATATATCTTTTAATTTCTTGCATGTTATAAGCCATAATTTCATAGTCAGGTATTGTCATAGCAAGAAAAACCAATTCACCTTCTTGTTTTTCAATTTTTGCTAATTGCTCCTCCCAATTTTCAGGTGTGACTGCAATCCATTCAGGTTGCCTAAGATCAATCTCTCTAGGCATTATGGGTTGTACTATCTGCCTCTCCATAGGCTTTGCACTAACCTGTATTTCTTTAGTTGGAATTAGACTGCAACTGCAAGCCATTATCAAGACCATCAACAGTGGTGCTGATTTTCTCAATGTCCTCCATGATATGCTTTGTACCATTGTTTATTTTCCTTTGCATTTCAACTGGGTCAGCCAATATCTTTGAGGCTAACTCATAGTTTTGTATAAACTGTGTATATCTATTTAACTCTCTTTGTGCAATTTTGCTTTTTACATTAAGGTCTTGTAGTTGTTGTGTTTGCAACTCAAAGTCTTGTTGTAATGATTTTATGGCTTCTTCTTGTGTTGCAATAGCACCTTCAAGGGCAATATTATTAGCTTGTAATATTTGGTTTTGATTGAACAAGTAATACAAAATAGTAAGCAAGACTAAGACTATGCCTACCAAAACTTTACTCATTATTCATGCACCAATGCCAAGCATCATTATCAGAGTGTAAAAAGGCTTGACATCTTTTAAACTTTTCTCGCCATTCATCAGAATCGTATTCATCATTCCACTCTAAGTTAGAGTTTTCTGCTATGGGTATAAATTTAGATGGTGTTGATGAGCAACCTATGGCAAATATGCTAACCAGCAAGAGGATTCTTGTTATCATCTTTAATCTCCTCTATTTGTTTGTCTAAGCTTTCTAAATCAGCTTTAATGGTGGCTATGTCTGTTTTTATTTCTGTGACATCAGGTACATCTATGCTATCAACTGCTTTTTCTAAGAATTGCACAGATGTCTCTATAGATGCAAACCTTTCTTCAATGACTTGCACATTATCTTCTGCTTCATTTATTCCACCAATCTTTGCCTCAAGGTTTTCTAGCCTATTTATATAAGAGCCACCTGTAACACCAAACCCTATAAATGTTCCTATAATACTTACCAATGCAATTATTTGTGTTGTTTTATTTTGAAACCAATCCATATTACCTCCATATCTCAGGTTCATTTTGCATCATGCTTTGTAAATTATTTATGTTTTTACTGGCATAATCATAAAAAGCTTCAATGTTATCGTTCATGGTAATGTTACCATAAATATCTTGAGAAGAATACCAAACATTTTGATCAGGTATTACATAAGTTGTATAAGCATTAAACTGAGGCACATATCCTATAAGTGCAACCAAGCTTGACTCATCACTATATTCACCAGTAGATTGCTGTTCTTGTTGCATTTCTTCTTGTTGCTCTTCAATGTTTTGAGCAATAATTTTGTCAGCTATTTGATCAGCCTCAGATTGTGTCATGACACCACTCACTGCTGTGTCAATTTGACCTTGCATGTCTTGAACTTGCACATCAGTCATAACAACTTGTGCATTACCATCACCCATGTTCATGGGTGTAATGCTCATAGTTACAGAAGCACTAGAACCTGAACTCAAAGATAAGACTTGGTTGTTTTGTGCATTGGCACTAGCTATTTGGTCAGACATACTTGGAGATGAAGATGTGCTTATGCCACCTGATGATGTGTTGCTACCCTGTGTAGAAAATCCACCTGTGCCTGTGGTAGAAGAGTTGCCTTGTGAACTGCCACCACCATAATTTGTGCTGTTGTTTGCAGTATTCAAAGCATTATTAATTACATTTAAAGCTATTATTTTGGTTTTTGATGGTGATGCATCAGTGTTGGTTACATCTATTTCTTCTTCTATTTCATCTAGCTCCTCAAAAACTTCTTCTTCTATATCTGCAATCAACTCCTCCTCTAATTCTGCAAAGACTTCTTCTAATTCTTCAAAGACCTCTTCAACAGCCTCCTCTTCAAAAATCTCTTCTCTAAACTCTTCTTCAGGCTCATCATTTCTAGCAACATGCTCTTCATCTCTGTGTTCTTCATGATGTCCTCTTGTTTCTTCCTCAAACCAATCATCTAATTCTTCAATGGTGTTAATAACTAAAAAGTTTTCAGGCTCACTAAAATCTTCTACAAACAAAGTCTCTTGCAAAATAAATTGCTCAACAAACACATCTTCTTGTGGCAAGAAATCATTATGTCTGCGAAAGTCATCAAAAATTGGCAATGGCTCAGGCTCAAAAAATATTTCAAACTCCTCTCTAAATGGCTCATTAAATGATTCTTGTGGTTCGTTAAAGTCATCAAAGACAAATGGTATATCCTCTTCAAAAAATTCTATAATTTCAAAAGGCTCTTCAAAACCATGCTGGTGGTGTTCATCTTCAAATATACCAGTGGCAAACTGCTCTTGCTCATCTCTAAAACCATAGTTGACATTATCTTCATTAAAAAAAGCTACTGACTCTTCTTGTCTAAAACCAACACAAAAGGATGCATACTGTGGGTCATCATCACATTGTTGCTGGTCATAGGCTTGCCAATAGTTTGGACATGACTGACTATAAAGTTGAGTTATATTGCACTGTTGTGTTAATAAAGCATCTGCATATCCTGAACAGCTACTATCATTTAGTGGATTAGAGCAATCTATTCCATTGCCACTGCCCACTCCATAAAGACTGCCTCCACCCTCTAATAAAGTGTTAGAAGATGTATTATTCCAATTTGTTGATACACATGAACTGCTATTGGTGGTTCCTGTATTACACTCATCATGAAAAAGATATTGATATACCTGTGAACTATTTGCACCTACCTCACCAATAATCACATCATGGTTGGTAATGTCTAATTCATCATATCTATATTCAAAAGAGTGATTTGGGTAGAGTATAATCTCAAAGCTATTATCAGTATTGTTTCTTCCATACTCCTTCATGTCATACCAACCCAAGATCATTTTTGTACTGTCTCCCCAAGACTTCATTCTTGAGCCACTATCTTGAATTAGGTCAGTCCAAAATGGAAACATGGTATAGGTGTATTGAGAGCCTATAGGATCAGGGGTATAGTCACCACAATAATTGTTGTAATTTATATTGCCTGTGCCAAGACCAAAATGCGCACACCCATTAGTGGCAATCCTCACCTTATCAAAGGTTTGCCCATAAAAATTAAAGTCAAAGGTTAAATCTATAGATGGAGAAAGCTGATCATCACCTACTGTATAAGCTAATTCACCCTCAAAATTGTTTGCATTTTTTTGTAATTGAAAGAGGTCTTGATTAGCCTCGTAAATGTATTGTGCTGGTATGTTCAAAGAGAAACATACTAGCCACCATAAAGCTCTTTTTTGCATTGTTCTTTTGACTTCGTTTTGCTTACAACCACTCTGCTGATTAAACCTGCTACATCATTTTTTATTTTGTCTCTATTTGGATTGTGTTTTTGGCTACATTCAGCAATATATTCTTTCTCAAAATCTGCTTTGTCAGGTCTTTTTTGTGGGTTAGCCAGCCATAGTTCTTTTGCTTCTGCACCTATCTTGCCTTCATAAGGTGCTGGTGTACCTGCTTGCCACATAGCTTTAAACACTCTTTCATCTTGAGCTAAGAGAGAAATTGCCGCCACTTTCATACCCATATCAAACAGATATTTGCTAAGTTTTAATCTTTCACAGTTTTCGTCAATTATTGTTTTACCACCTGAAAGACCTATCACTTGACCGCTGAAGGCGGCGCTCGC